CCTCTTTCCTTAGCCATACGAAGAAACTCTAAAGCGTCTGGGTCACCCTTTCTTGCTCTTTCATACATAGCCTTAGCTGCTCTGACAGAGTTTTTAAAGATAGAGGGTCTAACCAAGTTGCCGTTTGCAGCAAGCTGTTGTAACATACCATACACGTTAACCATGTGTGCCGTGTGGTCAAACACTGTTTCTGCCGACTGTGCAAATGCAGCAGCAGTAGGTAAAGATTGTAATAGTATACCGCCCTGCCCAGAAGGAGCAAACAAGTCAATACCATCTTCTAACATTTTATACATTGGTTCGGTAGTTACATACTGATTAAGACCTACCTTTTCAACTGACGCAGGGTCGTTGGAGACATAATTATCTCCCGTGCGGTAAGTAGACATGCCCTTTGGAGTTACTATTCCCTGTGTGCCGCCGAGTGGACCAAGCTCTTTCTCAACAAGCTCACCAACATTTTTACTTACTTGGCCTTCCCCTAAGTTAAGGAATGTAGTTGTGCGTGTAGGAACACCTGGAAGCAAACCACCAAGCTCAACTTCTTTTCCTAGATTTGCTTCAGCAAACTGCTTAACATCACGAAGGTATTGAGCCTTAGCTATTAAACGATTCTGACTTTGCATTGTTCTCTGAAAGTTTTCAACAGGGTCTTTAATTTCTCCAAGCAGTTCAATAACAGGCTTATCCATTTTCTTTCTAGCCTTAAGAACTCTTGTTCCTGCCTCTCCAACTCTACCTGAGCTAAACATTTTAACAAGTGAGTCAAGTGTACCCGCACTCTTTGCATTACTTAATATTTCATTTATAACGTGGTCTACCTGAGGGGCTGTGTAGTTAGGATGCAACTCTCTTATGTGACTACGTGCGTTCTCAACAACACGAATAACCTCAGTGTTGTGTTCTCCTTTTGGTTTGAGCTTCCCAGACAACGCCTTGTTAATATCCTTAGACCACTTAGGGTTAGTAATAAACTCGTAACTTTTTGTTACATAAACTCCGTCATTTGAATCTAAGGCAGCACCTAGCTTACTGTCTTTAGGTAAGTCCAGTGCTTCTTTAATTGTTGCTTGATTAGCATCAATAGCCTTACGCATATCTAAAGCCATGTCAGCAATTTTAGGATACGTAGTTTTTAACACACCTAGTTGAGACATATCACCTCGTAAAATATTGTCTACAGCTTCACGGTCTACCTTGCTTCCCTTTAATTCTTTGTTTAGTTTTTTAGCTTGTCCCTTAATTTCAAGGTCAGCAGATTCTACAAAGTTTTTCTTTTTAAGATAAGAGTCAAATAGTTTTTTAGGAAGACCAGCTTGAGATGTAAACAATCTACCAACACCTGTGTTTGCTTTGCCAATATACTCTACAAGTTTACCACGCTGCCTGTATTGTTGTGGAGCAATTTCTATTGCCTCAACATCTTTTGCAACTGTAGGGCCTGAATCTAAAGTAGAAGCAGAGCCTTCGACAGGCTCCAGTACTTTATCTTCTTTAATGGCTTTACTCTTTGAGTAAGTTTTACTAACACCCTTGGCTCCCTTACCAAATAATTTGGCAGCTGCTATAGCACCACGCACAACAAGACTACCAGCCGCATCAAGTACGCCTGCGTCTTGAAGTTGTTTAACTCTACGTTGAGCTACCGTATCATTAGGATTAAGTCTAAGGGCATCAGCATATTCTTGTGCTTTCCTAGCCACAAAGTTTTTAGCGGCATCGAGACCTTCTGCACTTTCGGCATCAGAGTAAAGAGCTAGGATTTCTTCTTCTGATTCTGGACCAAACATGTCAATCAACTCGACAGTGTATTGCTCGTCCTCATCACGTTGGAAAAGGTCAGCACCTACAGCTGCAACATAACCACGAGCAGCTTTATCTATCCAGTTAACACCTTGGCCAACCTTTAGTGCCTTAGAAGCAATAGCAAAAGGTGCGACAAACTCAGCCACTTCGCTAGTAAATTCTTCACCTGTGTCCAACTCAGGGTCAACTGTTCTCTTAAATGCACGGCCTACCGCAGTCTGACCTACAGTGTCATCTATGTATCTACCCAAGTCACTAATAGGTTGTTTAATTTTTTGTAAAGACTCAGCTGTTTGCTCTGGTGTCGTTGCACCCGAAGCTCCAGCGCCTAGCCTATAAGCTCCTTCAAGTAGCTCACCGCCTACACGTGTAGTGTCTTCCGCAATACTACCAATAGCAGAACCAATTACTTTTCCTGGAGACATAAGAGTAGACTTTTGTTCTTCAGCGTATCTTTCAGGACCGCCTAACTCTACATATGTTTCAACCTCTCCAAACAACTCAGGGTCAATACCAACACCTTGTAAGTAGGAGATTCGTTCTTCAGGGGACATACCTTGAACAGCATAGGTAGCTTCCTCATAGACAGCAGGGTCTACATTTAAGCCCGTTTGTTCTACGATAGCAGCCTTCTCAGCCATATAACTTTGGTTTAAAAGTTTTTCAAATCTATCAGCATCTATGTTCTTGCTATAAAGATATTCATTTAATTCTTCTTGGGTTTGAAACTTACCACTTTCAATATCTTCAGCAATCTCTTTAAACTGTTGTGTTCCGATTGCTATAGCCATTAGGGATTACCGCCTGTTCCAAACAACCTCTGTAAAATACCTGGTCTCTTTTGAGGTACTGGAGGAGGAGGCGCTGCGGTTGTAGTTGCAGTTGCCGTTGCTTGATAGTCTGCAATTAAATCTTCTACAGATGCCATGTCACCACCAGTTCTTTTGAACTCTCTAAGTGCTTCTGCTCTTAGTCTAGCAACTTCTGCTGTTTGCTCTGGCTTAAGGACACCACGAATCTCCCCTGTTAGAGGGTCGTAGTCATAACCAAACTTTTGGCTAACTGCCTTAAAGATATAAGTTCTATCTGTACCAGTAGGTGTGCTGGCATCTTTAGTCGCCTTAGCCTGCGCTCTTGCAAGCTTGGCTTCTTCTAGGTTTTCACCACGTTTTTCTGCTTTGACACCAGAGACAGCACGAGCAAGAGCCTGACCACCAGAGTCTCCCACCCTATCTTCTTCTGCCATAATAGCTAAGCCATATCTGATTTTATCTTCAGCTGGCATATTCTGAAAGTTTTGATAGGCGTTAGATGCGCCAGTAGCAATACCACTGCCAATGCTAGAAGCAATATTCTTTGCTCCCCCAAGCACACGGCTTAATATACCACCCTCTTCAAGAGCAACAGAGCCACCATCAGCACGAGCAATACCTCTGACATATTCAATACGTCTATCACCAGCACCCTGTTGCTGAGAGGTCGTAGGGCCTCCCATTGGTTGACCCAAACCAGAACCTTCTGGTGCCACTTTAGTATCTCCAAAAGCTTTCATAAGAGCAGCCATTTTTTGGCCTTTTATTTTGTCTCCAACAAAATCACCGCCCGATTCCAAATCCTTTAGCAGTGCCTGCTCTTCTATGCTTTTCTCAGGAACTTTTAATGGGCTATTTTCTGGAGTATAATTAGCTTTTTCTACAGTAGGACCCATCTGCATTAAGTCTGCTTTAGATGCCAAGATACTATCAACTGTCATAGGAGAACCACCATATGGGTAGCTTGCCATACCACCTACAGTAGAACCCGCAGCATACTTTCCTAGTCTACCACCATATGCCGATTGAGCCATTTGAGCGCCTGAGCCAACTGCAGCTAAACTTGCACCGCCTGTCATAGGAGCAGCCAAAATACCAGCGGCCATTACACCTAGACCCAATGCTCTATCAAAGCCACTCTTCTTTTTCTGAAGTGTAGTTTGTTGTGGTGTAAACAAGGTTGAGAAATCTGTAACGGCACCTGTTGCTTTTTGAGCCTTAAGGAACGGGTCGTTTTGCTCTTCAAGGAACTCTTGATATTCAAAATCTTTACGAGCTTGCTCTTGTGCCTGTTGTTGAGCGCCAATATCCATCTGAGTCTGAGCTTGTCCCAGCTGTCTACCATAGACATCAGCTTCTGCTCCTGCTTCCAGACCATATAGTTGTGCCATCTGATTAGCTTCTTGTGCAGCCAAAGCACGTTGGTCTAACGCTCCTTGATATGCTTGCGTTTGCAGGTCGCCTTCAATACCAGCTAAACCCATAGCATACGTACCAAGAGCATCTCCCCTTAGTAGGTCAGCACGAGTACCGCCATAACCACCAACACTTCCAGCAGATGCTCCGCCTATATCCATAAGACCTTCTTTAAAACCACGTTCTGCGGCAAGCTTTCGAGCGCCTTCAGAACCAGCCAACAACTCACGTTGAGCAGCAATATCTTGTTGTGTTAATGGTTGGTATGCTCCTGCTGCGGTTTGACGTAAGCCAGCAATGCCCTGCTGTATCCCTTGTAAACCACCAGCACCTTGCCCAGCAACACCAAGTGCTGCTTGTTGACCTGCTACCTGCGGGTCTGTAAATCCTGCGATTCTTGAATTAACACCGAAACTTTGATAATCCATACCGCCAGCTTCAATTGCTCTATCAACAAGAGGACGAAGAGCCTCACCCTCGTCTTTAAGACCTCTAATTACATTACCACCAGTAGTAATCTCTTTTGTTTTACCGCTAAAAAATCCCATAGCTACTCAGTTCCTTCTAATACTGTTTGTATAACTTCTGTTGAGTTAATTTCTTCTGGCTGTTTTTTAGTGCCAAACTTTAGTTGTCTAATCTTTTCTCTTAATGCTTCTAATCTAGCAGTGCCTGCGTCCTCGTCTCCGTCACCCAGGGCAACAACTTGGTCACGGTCTACAATGTACTCGTCTTTACTTATTAAAGCCTGATTAATTTGTTCGTCACCTTCGACTTCATATGACACGTTATCAGACATACCATCGCCAGTCTCTGCAGTTACAAGACCTCTAAAGCTTTCATCTGGATTCTCTACGTTAGGCATCATGCTATCTAAAACTTCGCCACCCGCTTGAGAAGAACCATTGCCAATTGCTGCTACAGTATGTGCATCAATAACAAAGTCACCCCCTGTAAGCATTCCACCTTCTTCCATTTTTACTTCGCCACCGTACTGAAAAGAAGGAGGAGAAGGCATGGGAGGTGTAGGCATAGGTTGTTGTTGCTGCATAGCTTGTTGTTGTTGAGGCATTGCCTGCTCTGCCATGATGGGAATCAAAGATTTTAAGTCAAACTTACGCTGAAAGCCAGACATGTCTTCTGCCATGCCTTGCCCCTTTAACTGTAATAAATTTCTAAGTCCTTCATACATTGTTATATTATACTATATAGTACCCTTATATACCAGTCTATTAATTAAAATCAACCCAACCAGTTCCCTGAACATAACCCCTAAACTTAGAGGCACTAACAGAAAAAGCAACGTCTCCATTAGCAGGTCTGCCAATACTTCCCGTAGATACTACAGTATATATTTTAGTAGAAGGCAAGGCAGCTGTTTTAATATCTTCACTGTCTAACTCACGGGTTAATTCGTTAGCCCATGCTATCATTGTACGTTTAAACTCGTCTATCTCTGCTTGGACATTAAGAGTAAATCTAGGATAATTAGCCATTAACGGTCACCATCTGCCTGCATAGACAGCCTTACAGAACCCCAGCGCCAACCGCCGTTACCTGTAGCAGACACTCTAACAGAGGACTCTCTGCCTCTGGCTCGTAGATTTATCTTGTTAGTTGTTTCTGATATAGTGTAAGGCCCTTTTTCTTTCTTTGTAGAGTTGGGATACTCACGAGTTGTTATAAAGAACTGGAGAGTTTCGTCACTAGTAAATGTATAGTCTGGAATAATTCTATCAACAAACATTATCTCATTACCACTATCTAGTTCAAACTGTGCCGACTCTAAGAAAGAAGAAAGGTTTTTATTGTTACCTGTGTAGATTCCATTAGGTTCGTTATTATATACATACATACTATCCGTTGCAGATACACGACCAATTGTAATTGTATTATCAAACGTGCTTCTATCTTGGAAAACAGTTACAATACCTTCTTCAAAAAGTTTGCCGTATACCCATGTATTTTCTTCGTAGTTGTAAATAACATAACCATTAGGCTCTTCAGAGTTAGACATAGGATACAACCAAATAATTTCTTTAAACTCAGAGTTAATACCAGCGTAAACCTTTTCTTTTTGTGTCATGTTGAAATCGTTAAACAAGTACCTACGGACGGTGCAGTCCATTGTTCTTACACGACCATCATACATATAGAAGTTATTGTCACCCATCCAATAGGAAACACCATCAACATCTACGCAAGCATGTGTACCAATAAGGCCACAGTTAGAACCAACCTGAGTAAAGTTAAAGATAAAAGGAGGACCTACAAATGTTTGTGTATACATTGCTTTGTCTGTCCAAATGTTAATGGCGTTACGAGAACGTATAGCACCTATAAGAGAGGAGCCTTCTGTCAGCAAAACCTCACCAGATGTGTTAGCGGCAGATGGTGTCCATTCTCTGAAGTCATTCTGGTCAGCCCAACGTACCGTCATCGGGTTAATAGGTGCGCCAGCAGAAGTGCCAAACTCTTGTGAGCCGTACAAAATAGTGTGCCTATCGTTTGGAGACACAAGTACATAGTTACCCAGTGGGCATGTATCTACAACAGAAGCTCGGACAGGAACAACAGAAGCATCTGTTTCAAAGTAATTAATTTTCTCACCACGACGAAGGGCAATCATGTCTTCACCCCAGTTGTCCAGAGTCCACATAGCTCCTAAGAAAATAATATCAGACGCTTCGGCTGGCTCATTCCAAGCCCTTGCCCCTACTGAGGTCACAGCAGCAGCGTTGTAAACACCAGCACCATAACCAAGACCCTGAATGTTATTAGACTCCTGATTGTTTAATAAGATACTAATAGTTCCGTTAGTACCGCCTACATTTGAAGCAGTGCCTACAGCTGTGGCATTAGCAGAAACATAAAAAACATTAGCACCTGAGACACTAACAATAGCTTTTGTTCCGTTTACACTGGTGCTTTGAAAGACATCAATACCAGAAAAAACAACCCTATCAGAAACACTTACAGAATGGTCTGTTACACTAACTTTAACAATGGATTCTCCGTCTGTAGTGTAAAAGTTATTATCTACAGTAACAACTGTAGTAACAGGGGTAACGTCATATTGAGTTTCGTTTTGTGTGACGTATAGTTGAGTATTTGTTCCATAGCCTTGATACTTACGAGTATTGTTGTCTGACCATGTAATTAAGTCACGAGCAAAACCACTTACAACATCGTCTGTAAATTTATTATATCCTCTTATGTTCTCTGGTTTCTTATCACGAAAACGTACACGGTTACCGTCAAACCATTTCCCCTGCTCAGCATAACGAGTGGACTCTCTATGGAATCCAGGGACAAAGTCTATTAAAAATAATCGTGTATCTGTTGATGCCATTATTTAATAAGTTTTGTTTCAACTTCTCCTGCTTGAGCTAAGCTTAATAGTTCGTCTTGCTGTGTTGATACTATATTTCTAAAACTTTCAACAGCACCTGCCGTATGTCTAGCAGCATTTGTTTGAGCCACCATAAGAAGGGGAAGCATTGTAACAGCACACCCCCACTCTTCTACTTCTTTTTCACCCTGTGGATTTTTACCTGCTAGTTTTGTAAACCAAGCACAGTCTAGTTGTTTACACGGTTCAAACTTATTTATTGGGCAACCGTTCTTAACTTTTAATTCCATTAATTAATCTTTCTCGCATACAATAAGGTTAACATATTTAACATTTAGGTTAAAAGCATTTGCCTGGTCAAAATCTATAGTATGAGTATGGGGGCTTTTGCCTGCTATACTATGGTTGTGAGCTTGACTGCCGCCTTGAGAAGCTGTTGATATGCCAGAACCACTTTTCGGATAACCGTCAAGAAAGCCGCCGCCTGCTGGACCAACGCTTGTTAAAGGCATAGTATGCCTGTGAGCAGGCATTTGAGCAGTGGTAATAGCAGTACCTGAAACTAAACCAGTAAGTGCTGTAGACCCTGTGGCTTTGCCTGCAACAGAAACGGTAATACCTGAATTAAATACAGAAGTAAATTCATTACTGCCGCCTGTCTGTGCGCCGCTTGTCGCAGCATTAACAATTCTAAGGGCTGCGCCATTATGCGCCAAGTCTGTAACGGCTGTCCAGCCTACAGGGGCAGCATTGTTTTCAAAAGGAATGCGGGTTCCTGGAGCAAAGCCAGAAAGCTGCATTGAGTTTGTTCCGTCAAATGCAATTAGAGTAGGCGAGTTAGGGTAAACAGTTTCAGAGGCACTGCCTGCTTTTAAAACTATAGGCTGGTCACCCGTAGTTTCGTTACCTACAAAATAAACTTTTTCTGCGTTAGGAGCAACAACAGTACAAGGAGCAGTCAATGCACCTGTAAATCTTAAACCCAAGTTACGTGCCTGGTCAGGCGTTCCGTCATTGGCTGTAAGAGTAATAGATGTTACAGCGTCAACACTGACTGTTTCATAACCAGCAACAGCGTCATCTACAAGGTCAATAACATTTTGATTGAGCTTAAGCCCCCAAGTATTAGCATTCTCGCCATCGCCTTGTTTTTCTAATCTAGTTTTAGTTGTATATGTAGATGCCATTATTTAATCCTTCTGTTTACCTAATAAACTCTGTACCGTTTCTGTTTCGTAGATTCGGATACATACCCAAATAAGTGAAGCCAGTGCTGTAATACTAGGAAGTACCTCAAACAATGCCCCTGTTGTCACACCCAGAGCGCTTATGTCTACTACAGTCTTGTCCCCGTCTTGCATCATTTTATTTCCTTTATTAAAACTACAATTGGTTTATTATACATCAAAAGTCTTTTATAGGCAATACACACGGCCTATTTCAAGTGAGGGTCTACAACAATATCTTCATCTAGGTTTAATTCTTTTTGAACAGAGGGTATCTTAATAGATAAAAAAGAAGGCCGAAGCTTAAGAATAAAAACCATAAGGCCATAAGACCGCCTGCCCGTCTTTGTTTTTGCAAAGTTATAGGACTTTCCAAAGTGTAGCTCACGATTAAAAAACCTTATACCGTATGTTGTAGTGGTAAAAGCATAGTGCTTTCTGCTTTTAATAAATCCATACGACAGTCCTTGGGCTTTAAACAAAAGGCCGAATCTACTATACTTCCAATCAAGATACCCCTTATCATCAGCACAAGTTGTGTATGAGCCTCTTAGTATATTATTATTATGTATAATAGAAAGACTGCCGTTACTTTGATTCCCGTCTAAAGAGCTTGTAGGAGCTTCCATAAAGTAATGTTTTGTTTTACCATACTCTACAATGTAGTTCATTTGTATACCCTAAATACTTTACAAGAGTTTCCAGAATTATTTGTAACGGAGATGCTGTTACTAGTTAAGCGATAAGGCTTTAGTGCTTCTAATGTTTCAGAGCCTTTCATTACCTGTTCTCCAAAGATAACATAACAGTAGTCATCTCCTTCTTTTGTAATAGTGAGTGTTTCTCCGTTTGCTATATTACAATGCTGTTTTGTCCATAGTTCAGGGTCGTTATTAGAAAACACATAACAGATTAAATCAGTGTTGTCTGATGTTATTTCCATACGAGAGGTAGAGCAATCAAGAACATAAGGTAACGGATAGTCTAACCAACTATTACTTGTATTCTCAAAAGATGCAGAAATAACCAGACGCCTTGCAACGGCATCAGACTCTACAAGCTGCATATTAATACCTATGGATTTTGATTTAGCTAGATTCCAAAAAGTAGTTAGGTCGTCCTGTGTAATGTTCTCACTGTCTTCCCAAGTATATATTTGTTTTACAGCCCCCTTCATAATCATATGATTGGCCGCACCTTCTTTTACATTCCTGGCAGTCTTGTGTTCTTTTAATTTAGAATAGACAGCCTCATCTAAACCAAGCTTTCTAGTTCTTTGCATATAGGCACCAGAAGATAAAGATGCAGAGTTGAATATAAAAACTCCATCATATTCTTTAGATGTGCTAAACTCTATATCTGAATCGTAAGGAACTGACATTAAATAGACTCCGAGCTTTCTTGTTCAGATGCTTGACGATGTCCGCTAACGCTGGCAAGTTCAAAGTCTTTATAGGTAAACTCTTGTCCTACTAGGTCTCTAAGCGCCTGTGCTTTTGCACTGTCGTCTGTGTATGTTTCCTGTACTACGACATCACTACAAACTGTAGGTGCTACCTTAGAGATAGCATCTATAACTTCTTGTGCTGTTACATCTCCATAAGGAACTACATCAAAAGCCATTGACTGATAATCAACAGCTTCTCTAGCAGTTTCGTCGCTTGAAAAAGAAATAAGCAATTGCTGTGTTTCTTCTATGTATCCTGATACGTATAATTTATAATCCATTTTACTATTATAACCTTTTATTGTTTGTTTGTCAACTATGCACTTCTACCGCCCACAGTTCCACCTATGCCACTACCTCCGTTAATAAAGACAGAGCCTACTTGATAGTAGCCACGAACACCGCCTGTGCCTGGATTGCCATAAGCTTCGGGAGGGCCATAATTGTTAGGGACAAGCACGCCTGTTACTCCGTTTGCTCCCAGACCGCCGCCTGCTCCACCACTACCAGCGTTTGTGCCACCAGCCCCGCCTGCAGTAGCTGTTCCAGCGTTTCCGGTATTACCTTGAGCAGTACTCTGGGCGCCAGACGCAGACCCACCGCTACCGCCTGAACCAGCAATTACTCCTGCACCACCGCCGCCACCGCCGCCGCCTTGTGCATATGAAGTTGTGGTTTTTACAATAGTGAGCCTACCATAAAAACTACCGCCACCGCCGCCACCACCGCCACCGCCATAGACAGAGCCGTTGTTGGTGACTGTGCAGGCAAACTGCCCCCTAAACGCAGGACCACCTGTACCACCGTTACCAGCATTGCTTACAGAGCTGTTGTAAACTGCATTACCACCAGCACCACCATTACCGCCTTTACCTTTAATTGTGCCGTTGTTAGTAATGTTAATAACATCACCAGTAACCCAGCCTAACCCAGTGGTAAAAGCATAGTCAGTGCTTGTAGAGCTTATGGTAACACCTGAGTTGATTGTTACATTTACTGTAGTGTTCCCAGCAGAATACGTACCGCCCTTGTTGGTCCAAAGGTTGTAGTTGTTTGTATTACTAGAGATTGTAATGTTAATTGTTACACTAGAAGAAGCACCATAGAAATCAGAGAAGGAAAGGTTAGCCTGTCCTGAAGATGCTCCAATCATAGAGCGGATATCACTATCGTTGATACTTGCTTGAGTACCAGAAGTGCCTCCAACTTCTACGTGCATCTGGTCTAATGTTATTTGTCCGCTACTTGGTAGAGGCATTTTCTAACTCCTCGACTTTAGCAGTTAACTCTTTAACTGCCTCCACCAGCAAACCAATAACTTGGTCATACTGAACAGTCTTGTAAGTTTCTCCTTCTTCTCCGTGGAATACAGCTTCGTCTTCAATGACAGCAGAGGGCAATACCTTTTCTAGGTCTTGAGCAATTAAGCCTGCGCTCTTACGGTCATCCTTAAGATAGGTAAAGGTACAGCCGTTTAACTGTGACACTCTCCACAAAGCATTGTCAATCGGTGCAATGTCTTTCTTAAGACGTTTATCTGAAATAGTGGTTGAGTATGCAATTACGTTGCCATCGACGTGTAGGTCGCCATCGGCTTCAAGCCTCATCTCCTCACTGCCAGCAATCTTAAACTTTATGTTAGTTGTTGCATCAAGCGTTATTGGGTAAGCGACATCCAACAGAAACCCATCGGTTGCACGAGTATTATACGCAATCCCCGCTTTAGCATAAACTGTGCTGTCCGTATTAAATGTCCATTTGATAAGACCTTCAGAGCCAGTAGCCCCAGACTTTAATTGTATGCCAGCATTCTGTGCATCTAACTTTACATTGCCAGTGACGTTAATGCCTGTGGCGGTGGTGTTAAGTTTGGCTGAACCATTGTGATAAACATAAGCAGCACCATCTGCTACACCTACAAAAAAGCTTTCTCCAGTAGCGGATTGCAATCTAAGTTGCGTTCCTTGAATATACAAATCCCCTGTTCCAGCATCTTTCACATAGCTATTAGACCCATCGTGATAAATCTGCAAGTCAGACCCAGCACCGAAGATGGCTTTGTTGTTGTCGCCGAAAGATACGTTACCAGTCACCGTGCCGCCAGCAAGAGGAAGATAATTACTAATACTTGTAGCTAGTGTGGCTGACAACGTAGCAATAGCAGAGTTACTATTTCCAATGCTTGTAGCCATCGTTGCACTTAAAGCAGTAATAGCAGAGTTACTATTTCCAATGCTTGTAGCCATCGTTGCACTTAGAGCAGTAATAGCAGAGTTACTATTTCCAATGCTTGTAGCCATCGTTGCACTTAGAGCAGTAATAGCAGAGTTACTATTACCAATGCTTGTTGCCATAGTAGCAGACAGTGTATTAATTTTAGTTTGAAGCGTAGCAGAAGTTCCTACACTTGCTGCAGCAACAGTAATACCCGTAAGGTTACTACCATCACCATAAAAAGCAGTAGCGGTTACGTTACCATCAACATTAATGTCTGAATGAGCAAACAACTTGCCTATGTGCATTTCAGATGTTGGGTCATTAGCTGTGTCAAACAGCGTTGTTCCTGTTGTAATAGTGCCAGCCGTTACCTGTCCAGAAGTTGTAACAATGGAAGAACTACGCCACACTGTTTCAGCCGCAATAGTAGCATAGTCAGCAGCAACAACCCACACAAACATGCCGCCTGCTCCGTCATCAATAAGCTTAACAGAAACACGGTCTGCTACGCTGTCCTGGTCATCATGTTCATACCACCATTGGCCCCTTGCTGCTCCAGCCCTTTGGGAAAAAGTAAAATTAATAGTTGCACTGTCGGTGGTTGTGCCATAATCATAAGCAAAGTAAAGCTTTCCAGATACTGCCCCATTGGTACTAGAGTTATTTTCAATCTTACCAAGAAGAAAAGAACCGCCTCCAGAGCCAGTAGACATGTCGTGTTGTCTATACTTAGTAGATGCAGAGTTAATATCGACTGCTGATACTATTACTCTATTTGCACTGACAGTTCCTTCGACAGTAATACCTGAATTTTTAGTTTCAAATTTTTGAACCCCATTAAAATATAAATCTACAGCACCATTTTGATTTGCAACAATACTTTCTTTACTGTTTTCAGCTCTAATTCTAATCTGGTCACCGCCACCATATACAAACAATTCGCCAGTTGCATTTTGAATAGCACTATTCGACCCATCGTGATAAATCTGTAGGTCAGTGCCAGCACCGAAGATGGCTTTGTCGTTGTCGCCAAATGATACGTCACCATCAATAGTAACGCCAGTAAGGATGTCAGATATTTCTCTTGTCTTAGTCATTAGTTTAATACCTCTGGTTTAGTAGGCCATGTTACACCTGAAGGAAATCCTTCTTGTTCTGTAATATCAAGAAGCTCTTGCCTATAAGTTTTAATAGAATTTTGTTCTTCCTCTGTAAGACTTTCCCAACGAAGTGGATTACAAATTACAACGTCTACCTCTTCATGTAATATACCTTTTCTTTGTTGTCTTATTGCATCTTGTTTTTGTTCGTTTGTTCTTATGTCAACAGAAGATGTAATGCCTGACTCATCAACATGGTTATGATTATAACTAATAGAAGTTTGCCATTGACCATAAGAAACTTCAATAAAAGGTTCTGGTATATACTGGTGAACATCATCAGCATACCAACCCTTTATCATATTATTATTATCTACATGCGCAAAATATCTAACCATAATTATTTTCCTATTGCTATCCAATAAAGGTCGGTCCCACTAACGTAATTACCGCCTACTCTATAGTTAAAAGAAGTTGTTGATTTTCCTGTTACTGTGGAACCAAATTTATCTAAGGTATAGTTTGAAGTAACCTGTACCATCCAACAAGCAGTTGTAAATGTTGTAGGAAAAGTAATACTTCCAGTTTGACTTGTTGTATTTCGTTGCCCCCACTGAATCATTAAACCATTTGGTAAAGTTTGATAACCATTTTGAGTAAAGCTAACTGCATCATTACCATTATGCCAAACTGTATTACCATCTACTGTTAAGGCACCATTTACTTCTAAGTCTCCTGTGATTGTGCCACCAGCAGAAGGAAGAGAACCTGAAGCAGCTGCTCCATTGAAAACTACAATGTTTACTTCATCCGATGTAGTGGCTCCAGCAGCAAGAACAACACTTGTTCCGTTTGATGCCGTATAGTCTGAAATACCATCCAAGGAAAGACCATTCAATGTTACTGTTAAATTATCTCCTGTGTATGAAAGAGTATTTCCCTCTGTGTCTGCTCCACTAAATGTTGTTTGCCCGTTCGTAGCAGTATAATAATATTTATCAATACCAACCGAAGGAATAGCAGCAGATACTGCAGCAATACGTGACTCAAGTGTTGCCGACACATTAGCAATACTGGTAGCCATTGTTGAGCTTACAGTTGCAATTCTAGTCTCTAGTGTAGCAGACGTACCTACACTTGCTTTTGTGGCAAGCCTACCTTGAACCCAGCTTGAGTTTACTGGCTTCGAACTATTATCGCCAGCGTTAATATCTCCAACAGATACATAAAATGAATCAATACCACCTCTAAACTTATTAATGTATGCCTCGTCCCATCTAAGGCTATCATTACCTAAGTTTCTTCCAGCAGTGCTAGTAGGAATAAGGCTACTTCCCCAACGGCCTGCACCAGTTATAGTATCAGTACTGCTATTACCCAATAGTATAGAAGAGTTCATTTTTATAGGGCCATTAAATACTGCTGATGCATTGGAGTTAACTGTAAAACCATTATTATTAAAAGTTACTTGACCAGTAAATGTTCCTCCCGCTAGGGGCATGGCATTAGTTGCAATACTGTTAACAGATGTAATGGCTGCAGCATTAACAGATGTTAAAACTGAAACAGCTGCAATGTTTACAGCATTAACAGATGTTAAAACTGAAACAGCTGCAATGTTTACAGCATTAACAGATGTTAAAACTGATACCGCATTAATACGTGTGTTAACAGATGTAATGGCATCTTTGTTTGTTTTTGTAAGAACTGAAACAGCCGCAATGTTTACAGCATTAACAGACGTTAAGACTGAAACAGCTGCAATGTTTACAGCATTAACAGATGTTAAGGCTGACACTGCATTAATTTTAGTCTGTAACGTGGCTGAAGTTCCTGCACTTGCGAAGACTCCCGTTCCAAGAACACTGTTAATAGAGGTTATAGCATCTTTGTTTGTTTTTGTAAGAACTGAAACAGCCGCAATATTTGTATTACTGTTGCCAATGCTGGTAGCCA